CGTAGGGGGCGGGGCGAGCGCGTGGACGGGACGTAGCCCGAACTCGGCTCCGTGAGCAAGCCCGGGGATCGGGTGCTCGTGGATGTTGGACTTCCAGCCCTGCGCGGCACCCTCGGTGTAGGTGTCCTTCAGGCGCTGGTAGTTGAGGCGGGCGAGCCAGTCCTCGGTCCCGGAGAGCGGGACGAGCGTCATCGCGCGAAGCGTCGGCGTGTGGGTCACCTGCTCGCGCCCGGAGGCCGCGGCCTCCGCGTTGTGCGCGTCGACCTGCGAGAGCGGGGCCAGGTCACCGCGACGGAAGGGGCTGTCGTGCGGTGCGTCGTGGATCTCCGTGAGGTTCGTCATCCCGCGCACCACGGTCTCGACGTTCCGCTGGCGCACGGTCCCCTGGTAGGCCTCGGTGGCCTCGTCCGTGATGTAGTTCCGCGCGCGGCCGATGCTCTTCGTGTGGAGCAGGAGCTCGTGCGGGTCGATGGGGCCCGTGGAGATCTGGTCCCCGCGGTGCACGTGCGCGCCCGGCTTGATGCCGTCGAGGATGCGCCCGGTGACCACGCGGTGCGGCTTGCCCTCGATGTCGACGGTGTAGCCACCGCGGGGGTCGACCGTGATCTTGCCCACGACGCCGCTGACCGTCGCGAGGGTGGCCTTGTCCGGGAGCTTGTCCGGCACCATGAACAGCTGCTTCACGCGCTTGAAGGAGTCCACGGCCGTCGCTCCGCCGGAGACACCGCCCGTGTGGAAGGTCTTCATCGCCAGCTGGGTGATGGGCTCGCTGAGCGCCTGGCCTGCGATGACCCCGACGTTCGTGCCCACCGCGTGCAGCCTGCCGTCCTGGTTGTGCCCGTAGCACTTCGCGCAGATGCCCTTCCCCATCCTGCAGAAGAGGGGGGACCGCGCGACGACCTCGCTGATGCCGGCGTTCCGGATGCGACCGACGATCTCCGGGGTGATGAGCTCGCCGGCGGGGATCTCGTGTCCGTCAGGGAGCTTCACGGGGTGCGCGAGGAAGCGCCCCACGACGTCGTTGTGGCCGACGGACAAGGTCTTGCCCTCGTGCGTGCCGCAGTCCTCCGCCGTGACCTGGATCCCCATGGTCGTGTTGACGATGTCCTTCTGGACCGCACCCGGCTCGCGTGTGCCCTGGGCGCGGTCGAGCGTGCCCTTGCGCGCGCCGTGCATGGAGGCCCAGTACTCGGAGACCGAGAGCCCCTCACCGAAGGACTTGGTGATGGGGACCGGGACGGTGCGCCGCGCGAAGTCCTCCACGAGCACCGGCGCGACGGTCAGCTGTGCGAACTGGTTCCAGTTGCCGCGGGCCCCGGCCTGGGCCCACTCCCACACCCGGTTGTCGCCGGCGTTGTACCGCGCCGTGCCCAGCTGCTTCAGCTCCGCCTGCGCCTCCTGGTAGAGCTTGATGATCTCCTGGTCCCGCTTGCGCGTGGACATCGGAGTCGCATGGAGCTGCTTCTCCCGCTCCTTGTACTTCGCCAGGACGCGGTCGCGGAACTCGACCCCGTCGTGGAAGTCGTGGATCGAGAACGAGCTGCCGTTCAGGTAGGACAGGTTGTTGCCGAGGTCCTTCCACCCGTCGACGGTGCCCGCGAACTCCTGCTCGTGCCCCCGCGCGACCGTGGAGAGCATCTTCTCGAGCCCCTTCTTGTCGAGGCGGAAGTTCGGGTTGTGGAGGAGCTGCGTGTCGTTCTGCATCGCCGGCGGCAGGTGCGCGGCGAGGGAGAGGCGGCCGGGGGTGGTCTTCTTGCCGTCGACGACGACGACGTCGGTGGGCTTGAGCTTCCCGTCGGTCATCATCTGCACGGCGCGCGCCGCGGTGAGCCCCTCGGGCGTCTTCACCTCGGTGCCCCACTTCGTCGCCTGGAAGATGCCGAGCAGCGAGTCCTGCCCGGGCACCGGCATCAGGCCGAAGTGGGTCGGAGAGAACAGGTTCTTCGACGGCAGCATCTTGCGTGCCTCGTCGACCGCGTGCTCCGCGACGGGGACGTAGAGGGCCATCGTGTCGCCGTCGAAGTCGGCGTTGAAGCCGCCCGTGACCAGCGGGTGGATCTTGATGGCGCTGCCCTCGACGATCTTCGGGTTGAACGCCATGATGCTGAACTTGTGCAGGGCCGGGTCGCGCTTGAGCATGACCGGGCGCTCCGCGACAGCACGCTCGAGCGCGGCCATCACCGTGGGGTGATCCTTCTTGTCGGTCACCCACTTCAGCGCGTCGATCGGGGTCTTCCCGCCGCGCACCAGCTCACGGATCACGAAGGGCTTGTACATCTCCATGGCGATCTGCCGAGGGACCCCGACCTCGTCGAGTCCGAGTCCGGGCTCGGGCACGATCGTCGAGCGGCCGGAGAGGTCCTGCCGGCGCGCCAGGACGCCCTCCTGGAAGAAGCTCTCCTTCGGCGCACCGCGGTCCTCGGTCTTCCCGGACAGCAGCTCCATGAGGCCCTGCATGTGCCGCGGCTTCCCGGAGCCCGGGGCGGTCGTCATGCCCGTCAGCTTGAGCGAGCGGATGCTGGTGTAGAGCTGAGAGCGCGCCTTCTGGAGCTCGTTGTAGGGGGTCGAGGGGCTCGCGTTCTTCAGGATCCCGTTCGCGTGCCCGATGGCCAGGTACAGGGGGTTGCGGTCGTCGAGCACCTGTGTGCCGTCGAGTCCGATGGACACGCGGCGGACCGACGGCGGGAGCACCGGGAGGTACTTGTTGGTGTACGCCTCGAGCGGCGTGATGTTGTTGGCCTTGAGGGCCTCGAGGTACCGGATCTTCTTCAGCGAGCGGTTCAGCGACGAGCGCTTCGCCGTGGCGAGGTTGGCGCGCTCCTTCGCGAGCTCCTTGTCGACGTCGATCGCGGCGAGCTTGTCGGCGATGACGTGGAAGCCGGACTGGGCACCATCGAAGCCCTTCTCGCCGATGTGGGCCTCGTACTGGGCCTTGGTCATGCCGGTGAGCGTCTGGATCGCAGGCTCGAACAGCGGGTTCGGCATGCGCTCGGCCAGCACCACGTGGCTCCAGAACTTGCCCTGGACGCCGCCGGTGACCTTCGGGTCGAACAGCCCGCCGTGCTCCTCCACCGTGCGTGCACCGCGCGCGACGTTGAGCTTCTCGGGGAGCTTGATGGCGCCGTTCGAGATGCCGCGGATGCCGCGCTTGGGGTCCCCCAGCAGGTGCATGTCGGTCATGGGCGCGAGGATGTACTCGTCGCCCTTCTTCTCGACGTTCACGCCGAGGGCGCGGAGGTAGTTCTGGAAGTGCGACATCCCGCGCGTCGGCTGCGGGGGAGGGAGCGGGTTGCCCGTCATGATCGCGGCCCAGGCCGCGTTCTGGTCCCCGTCGCTCTTGAAGGTGTACGCCTCCCGGAGGTTGTGGTTCGCGCCGTGCGCGAGCATCGCGTACGTCGTGAGCATGTCCATCTTCTGGCCGCCGCCGGGGATGCCGGACCCGCGGGGGGCCTCCCCGGTGTGCGTGTATCCGGCGCCGAAGGAGCGCGCGGTCTCCTTCTTCTCCACCTGGTGGTGGAGCTTGAGCATGTACTGCTTGCCGACCATGATCTGGCCGATGGAGCGCCCGGTCTCCGGGTCGAACATCTCCTCGGTGTCCGAGAGCCCGTGCTTCTTCAGCTCCTGCTGCACCTTGGCCGAGTAGTCGACGCCGGGCACGAAGTTCTCGACGACGTACGGCTTGCCGGTCTTCTCGGCGATCTTGGACGCCGCGGTCTCGAGCACCTGCCCGACGTTCATGCGGCTCGGCACGCCGGCGGGGTTCAGGAGCAGGTCCGCGGGGTGCCCGTCCTTGGTGTGCGGCATCTGGTCATCCGGCACGATCCGGCTGACGATGCCCTTGTTCCCGTGACGCCCAGCGAGCTTGTCGCCCACGACGAGCGGCTGCGCGGTGACCACGTGCACGGTCACCTGCTTCCGGTTGAGGGCCTCCGAGACGATGACCTTCACGACCTTCCCGGAGTAGTCGTGGTCCCACACGAGGGAGGCGTCCCGGTACGGCTTCGCGAGGCTCTTGTGGATGCGGGCCGCGATCTTGTCGTCCTCGCTCGGCTGCTTGGGGCTCAGCACGGCCACCAGGACGTCGCCGGCGTGGACGATCGCGCCCTCCTTGACGATGCCCCGGTCGTCGAGCTTGTTGAGCTGCTCGGACGTCGTGCGCGCGGGGGTCGCGTAGTCCGCCCACAGCGCCTTGGACCGCGGCGAGGCGCCGACCATGCTCGCGTAGACCGTGATCTCGAGCGCGTGCATGTGGTCCGAGGACATCTTCCGCGCCGCGCTCTCGGACACGACGATGCCGTCCTCGAAGGTCAGCCCCTTCCAGGGCACGTAGGCGACCCTCAGGTTCGCCCCCATCGCGAGGGCGCCGTCCTTCGTGTAGTTGGTGTCCGCGAGGAGGGCGCCCTTCTTCACGGACTGCCCCGCCTGCACGGTCGGGGCGGCGTGCAGCGAGTTCTTCCCGCCGTTCAGGGGGAAGTGGTTGTAGATGGGCACGCGCATCGTGCCCTGCTGTGTCTGGAGGTGGATCGCCCCCTCCTCGACCTTCTTCACGACGCCGTCCGCCGGCGCCGCGTGGGACACGAACGAGCCGAGCACCTGCTCGAAGGTGGCGGCTCCGTCCGTCTTGACCTGCACGAGCGGGGCCTCGCGGTGCACCAGGGCCAGCGCCTGCTCCTGCTGCTTGGCCGCCATCATCGCGCGGTTGCCGTTGTTGTTCTGGAGGAACGGGATGAGGTTCGCGCTGAACGACAGCAGCGCCTTGGACGACGGGAGGACGTAGCGCACGCGCGCCCAGGGGCGCTTGGACGTCTTCCGGAGCTCGTCATAGCAGACGACGTCGTTCGCGACCGGCTCGGGATGCCCGTTGACCCAGCGGACCTGGTCGGGGTACGCGACGATCTCGTGCTCGAGCTCCGCCGGGGTGGCCAGCACCATGGACTTCGTGCGGGTGTCGTAGACCTTCGTCCGGAGCTCGTGTCCGGGCGAGACGCGGCTCTTCGACCCGGGAGGCGCCTCGGCGCGCGACAGCGAGATCCCGAGCGGGAGGTTCAGCGCGATGCCGGTGTCCTCACCCTCGGGCGTCTGGATGGGGTCGATGAACCCGAGGTGCGTGGGGTTCAGCTCCTTGTCGGGGTTGAGGTCGATCTTGTCGCTGCCGACGCCGCCGAACTCCTTGCCGCGGATGGTCGTCCGCATGTACCCGGACAGGAACTGGAGGGGGTTGGTCTGCTCCGGGCGCTGGGCATGCGTGAAGGGCGCGATCACGACGCGGGAGTAGGTGTTCGGCGACATGATGTCGGAGATGCCGTACTCGGGCTTGTCGATGCGGTCGTGCACCTGCTTCCGCAGGATGGACTCGTGCTTCCGGATGGCCTCGACGACGAAGTCCTCGGTGGTCGTCAGGTACTTGGCGGACAGGGCCTGGCGGTCGTCCGGACTCTCGTGCGGAGGCGGGTCCTCCTTGGTCCGGCCCTTCTGGATGTCGAGGAGCCGCACCGACGACTGCAGGAGGTTCTCGCCGTTGACGTTGCTGGAGGCCTTCCCGAAGGCGGCCTTCATCGCGTCCGGCCACACCTCGGTCTCGTTCGCGAAGTACTCGCGGATGCGCTCCGCGCGCTGTGCCGGCGTCCCCGGCGTCCGGTCCGGCATGCGCAGCTTCAGCGCCCCGAAGATCTTGTCGACGTCCCCCGGCTTGGCGGCCTTGATGTTGTCCTTGAAGACCTCCGTGCCCCACCGGTGCTCCATCTCGGAGTCGCTGATGTTGAGGATGTGGAGGACCGAGTACAGGGGGATGTTCGAGTCGCCGATCGACATGAGCATCCGCCCCTTCACGGGGTCGTAGGTGATGTCGAACCCGTGACCGCGTGCCAGGTTCCAGCGACCCTGGATGTCGCCGTTCGACGCGATGCGGTGGTACGGGCGCGGCTTCGAGCGGAAGACGCTGTCGTGCTGCCGCTCCTGCCCCTCGATGATGTAGGAGTAGCGGCGCGTGATCTTCGGGAGCTTCGCGAGGGTGACCACCGCCTCCTCGAGGACGTGGCCGGTGTGCTTGTCGAGGAGGCGGAGGCGTCCCCGGACGTTCACGCCCCAGGTCATCCCGCCCGTGCGCGCCTTGAACTGCTCGTCGAGGTTGTCGATGTGGTGAGGGTCGTCGGGCGTGCTCGACTTCTCGTCGAAGACGACCTCGGAGATCTCCAGCCTGCGCGTGGTGCCCTCGAACGGGAACTGCGACCGGATGGTCACAGCGACCCGCTCCTTGAGGCTCTCGAAGGCTGCTTCCGGGTTGAGGTTCGGCATCGACGAAGTGTGCTCCTCTCTACGCCATAAGGATACGACGGAGGTAGCCCGTGTCGGAGAGATCTACCACGGTGAAGCGCGCCTCGCCGCGCTCACGCAGTCGCGCACCGCGCGGCACCGAGCTGTCGGCCTTCGCGGCAGCCGTAGAAACCGCGGTCTCGGGCCCCGATGCCCGCGGCCATGATCAGGGGAATGAGGATGGGACCAACGGGATGGATGCTGACCTTCGCCTTCGTGGGCGGGATGCTCGCGTTCGTGGTTGACTACGGGAGGAGCATGGACACGTGGCTGCGCGCGAGGTCGCGCAGGCGGCGCCGTGGCTGAGAGGAGGGGGGACTCTCCCCTCAAGGAGATGCGAGCGCGGGGCCGTGTGCAGGTGCAGCACGGCCCACCTCCAATCCAGGTGGACCCCACGCTGCCGAGCGGCGCAGGGCTCCTGGTGTTCTGTCCGCTGCTGAAGAGGTGTACGAAGTCCGCCGGTGCCCACCTGCCTCCCGGGCGCTACAACCGCGGCGGCATGTGCGGCGACGTCGACTGCGGCAGGTGCTCCGTGCTCCGGGAGGAGCTGGAGGGGCGGCAGCCCGACTACGTGTGGGTGTGCTCGCGGTGCACAGACGGCTTCGCCATCGAGCCCTACTGGGCCGACGGGAAGTGCGACGCGTGTGGCTTCGAGAGCTCCGTGCTGATGCTGGCGTCCCCCCGATAGTCGGGGGTTCGCCTCTTAGCCCCCGACCGCGCGACTCGCGTCGACCTGAGAGCCAGACCGCGGAGTGAGCGGGGCCTTCAGCGGGTTCGTCGGGTCGGTGGCCGAGCCGGAGTCGTTCATGAGCTGCACGACCATCTGGTAGATGGGCGGGTTCTCGAGCTGCAGCTTCGCCATCTCCTGGTGCATCGCCTGGGCTCCGCTCTCCTCGCGCAGCGTCTTCAGGTAGGCCGCGACGCGCTGCGCGACGTACCTCAGGTCCACGCCGCCCTGCCCGGGCTGGAGAGGGGACTGCATGCCAGCCATCGCCGTCGGGCCCGCAGAGCTGTTCGGGCTGTTGGCGTTCTCGTCGTAGAGCGTCGCGCCCTCGGGCACCCCGGGCACCTGCGCAGCACCGGCGTCGTCCGCGGGAGCACCACCAGGCGCCGGACCGCCTGGAGCACCGGCAGGAGCCGGCGGAGCCGCAGCCGGTGCAGCCCCCGGAGCGCCAGCCGGCTGCATGCCGGCGGCAGCCTGGTCCTGCTGGATCTCCATCTGGGCGTCGGCCTGGGCCTTCATGGTGAGCTCGGTGGCCTTGGCCTGGTACCGAGAGGTGCGGAGCATCGCGGCGCCCTGGATCTCCGCAGTCGCGAGCTGCGACTTCCGCTGCGTGTCGACCTGCTTCTTCATCTCCGCGGCGAGGCGCTCGTTCTCGGTGTCGAAGTCCTCCCCGATCTCCTCGAGGAGGCGCTGGTCCGAGACCTTGTTCGCCTGGTTGAGCTGGAAGTAGAACATCGCGCGCTGGAGGTCGTCCGCCATGCGGAACTTCTCGAAGCGGAACGGGACCTTCGGCCACCCCATGTGGTTGGCGACCTTGTCGACCACGAAGCGGGTGAGGTTGTACCGCTCGATGTTGTAGCCGAGGAACGTGTTCTCGAGGGCGCGCAGCGAGGTGTTGGAGCTCGACCACTGCAGGCCGCCGTAGACGAACTCGACCGGGATGCCCGCGCCGGCGAGCATCTGCTCGGCGTGGATGCGGAACTCCTGGTGGAGGATGAGCGCCTTGGCCTGGCCGCCGATCTGCTGGTACCCGACGTTCATCGGCAGGATCGGGATGTAGTTGTGGTCGCGCTTCCACATGGAGAGCTCGACGTCGATCTTCTGCTTCCAGTTCGACAGGTTGTAGGCGCCGAAGGGACCGTCGTTTCCGCCGGTGGGTGCTCCCGGGAAGATCATGCGCAGGGGCACGACGTGCTCGAGGAGCAGGCTCTCCTGAGCCTTCTTCATGACCTGCAGGTAGAAGGCGTCCTTGAGCAGCGGGAAGATGAGGGGCGACCCCCAGCCCTGGTCCTTCTGGGCGATCGTGGGGCGCTTCAGGTGGAAGAAGTTGTCGGGGTGGAAGAGCAGCGCGCGCCCAGACCGCGCCGCTTCGAGGAACTGGAACGGGAGGGTCTCGATGGTCTCGGGGTCCCCGAGGCGCACGTCGTTCACGACCCCGCGTGGCAGCCGGTAGTAGTAGCGGCTGTTGCCCGTGATCTCGTTGTGCTTGATCTCGACGTTCTCGGGGTTCCACCGGATGAGCCGCGCGCCACGCGCGTTCCGCGGGTAGTTGTCCGCCTGGTCGGCGAAGTCCTCGGTGTTGCACTTCTCGCACCGAAGGTAGAAGCGCCCGCTCTTCCACTTGTAGCGGCTGCGGTTCTTCGACGCGCGGTACCGCTCCTTGCAGTTCCGGCAGACGAGGTACTTCTCGAGCTGGAAGAAGACGCTGGCGAACCCGTTGCCGTAGACGTTGTAGTCGAGGCCGATCTCCACCTGGAACTGGCGAAGACGGAGGTGCGCCTCGAGGCTCGTGTAGAGGTCGCCGAGCTGCTGGTCGTCGGTCTCCCACACCAGCGGGGTGACCGGGTACTCGGCCATCTTCTGGCAGGCGACGTTGATGACCGGGTTCGTGAGGAAGTAGTACCGGCACCAGAGGTGCAGCTGGTGCACGTTCTCCGGCAGGAACTGCTGGGCGACGTCGAAGAACGGCGAGGGGTAGCGCACCCCGTAGCCGCGGCTCGTCCAGTACTGTGTGGCCGACCGCGAGTCCCCGCGCCCGCCGTCACCACCGAGCAGTCCCACGCTCATCAGACACCCCTTGCGAGCGGGGAGCCCCCGTGGGTCGTCTGGTAACGACCCACGGCAGGGCCTGCTGCGCGCATGTCGGCAGCTGCCGGGCGGTGTGCGGCCAGGTTGTCGACCGCACGTCCGACGCGGCTGGTCATGGCGTCCGTGAGCATGCCCCCGGCAGCCTGCACGCCCATCCCACGGACCACGCCCTGGGTGCTGTTCATGTAGCGGAAGCCGGCGATGCCGGACCCGATCCGACCCGCGGCCACAGCCCCGCGCTCTGCAAGGCCGATGTGCCGGCCGGTCATGGGATCCGTGTTCGTCTTCAGCGTGTGCACGGTGTCCGCGGCGGTGAACGGCACGGTCAGTGCGACACCCGCGGCGTTCCACTTCCCGCGCCGCGCCTCGTTCAGCGCCTCGTGCGCACCCTCACGGATTGCGCTTGGGCGGAACGCCCCGATCGCCGCCTCACCCACATCACGCCCGAAGCGGCCGATGGCGCCAGCGGCGTTCCCGGCATGCTCGAGGACCTGGGTGCCCAGTCCGGCCTCCTTCCCCAGCTCTCGGAAGCAGGCCTTGTAGATGTCGAGGTTCATGCGGCTCCCGTAACGCCCGGCGCGCGCATGTACTCTACCGCGGCGAGAAGCCGTCCGACGCAGACGTCGACCTGGTTCTCCTGCAGGGTGCGCCCCGGGTGCTCCTGTAGCTCCTTGAACCGGGCTGCGACAGCTGCCGTGGGGTTCTTCTCGAAGTACTCGATGTTGCTCCCCCACCCCTTGGCGAGGCGCGCGGGGTCGGGAGTCCATGCGCGTAGGCTGCTCGTATCGAAGCGCTCGACGCACACGTCGCAGAGCCCGTCGTCGAACATCACCAGCGACGTGTTGCCGCAGTCCTTGCACCGGTAGCTGAGGCCGCTGGCGTGGCGCGCGGCGAACTCCAGGGGGGCGGGCAGGTACCAGACACCGGCCTGCAGCGCCTGCGCCGCGACGTACCGCGCCACCTCCTCCGAGAACGGGACCACCACCGTGAGCCGGCCGAGCTCGGCGCGGATCCCCTGGGCGATCGACACCGCACGCATCATCTGCCCGACGGACATCTCCTGGTGGTTCTTGAAGTCCGGGATCAGCCCGTTCAGCGCCTGCACGAGGAAGTGGAAGTGCTCCCACTGCGTCCAGAACGTGTCGTTCGTGGCCACCGCCGCGCCGGCCAGGGCCTTGCTCAGCGTCGCCGGAGGGACCTGGCGGTGGAACTCGCGCTCGAGTGTCATCCGCAGCGCCGCGGGGTCCCATGCGAGCCACTCCACACCAAATCTGGCGGTGAATGCCCGCATAAGGGCCAGCGGAGATGCAGTTCGATCTTCGAGGAGTCCCGGAAGTGCAGGTGCCGCCTCCGGCATGACTACACCTCCCGGGCGAGACGCGACGCCAGGATCTTCTGCTCCTGCGGCATCGCCTGGAAGGTCCCCACGGGGTCCTTCTTGAAGCGCTGCCAGACCTCGTCGGTGAACGTCCCGAGGAAGCGGCTCGCCGCCTGCGGCCGTCGCACGAACTCGAAGAGCTCGTTCTCGTTGGTCGCCTCGGCGCCGTAGTTCCAGGAGTAGGCCGCCACCTTGTTCGTCTCGTAGACGCAGCGCACGGGGTCCGCGAGCTTCTCGCCGTAGCGGTCCCCTCCGGCCCAGCGGAGCCCGGCGACGGCGTCGAGCTCGTAGAGGGCCGTCACCACGCTGTCGGGCTCGCAGGACGACGCGATCTTCGCGAGCGTCTTATAGCCCTCCGCCACCTCCGGGTCGTTCGCGTAGTTGAGGCGGTCCTGCATGTACGCGGGGAACGCGCCGCTCAGCTTCTCGCCGGCGTAGTGGTAGAACCGGTTCGGGATGGAGAGCGGGACGCTCTCGGCCGCCTTGATCATCTCGCAGGCGACGGCCCGGCGCTGGAACGGGTCGAGGTCGGTCCAGTTCGCCTGCGCCTCGGCCACCTTCTCGAAGGGGCTCGACGCGGTCTTCTGGAGGCTGACCTGGCGCGGCGGGTTGTACCGGACGCGCCGGGCGTCGACCACGTCCCGGCGGTCGCCCTCGGACAGGTCGATGCTCGCCAGCTTCTGGATCTCGACGGGGACCTGCAGTCCCCAGTCCCGCGCCAGCGAGCTCAGCGTCGCAGCGGCGGTCTTCACCGCGGCCGGGTTGAGGTGGGGCTGCGCGTGCTGGAGGTAGAGCATCGACACCAGCACGTTCCCCGGGTCGTGGCACGCGTACTTGCCGTGCTCCTTCCCGTCGGTGTCGATGAGGATGAGGGCGTAGTCGCGCGGACGCATCGCCCCCGGCTCACGCCAGGCCGCCGTCTTCACGAGATCGCCCAGCTGCGCGGGAGCAACCGTCGCGCGGAGAAGGGCACCAAAGTCGTCTGCGATGTCGAGAACGCGCATCTCGTACCTCTTCGAGGGGGCGGGTACCGCAGACCCTAACATACCCCGGGCATAAGGGGTCGTAACCCAAGGAGGCCACTACGTGAGCCGATACGACGAGCAGACAAGCACGCTTCGGAGGCCGAACTGCTTCGGTGATCCGAGGGAGCACGACGAGAGGGACTCGACGTGCCGCAAGTGCAAGTGGGAGTCCACTTGCGGGGTCATCGTCAAGAACAAGCTCCGCGACGCGAGGGACTCGCGCGACGAGCGAGACGACCGACGCCGGTACGACCGCGTGGATGATCGGAGGCGGGACGACCGGGACCGGCGCGGGCCCGGCTCCTCGATCCCGGTCAACCCCGACCCCGAGTCCTTCGTGGAGAGGGAGGACGAGTCACTGGGCTTCTTCGGCGCGCTGGCGTTCAACTCCATGCTGTCCGGGTTCAGGGCCGGCATGGTAGAGGGCATCTTCGCACTCGACCAGATCCCACGTGCGCCGTACCAGGACCCGTTCAAGAAGATGATGGCCCCTCGACGGCCGCGTGACGATGACGAAGAGGAAGACGAGTAGATGAAGGTTCGGCTGCCGATCCTGGAGCCAGGCGTGGCGTACATCGGCGCGTCCCTCTTCCTGCCGCGTTCGTCCGTCGTGGAAGAACCCGTCCGGAAGGCCCTCACGTTCGGCATCGAAGCCGGCCTGGAGCCCCGCACGCTGGTGCGGGTGCACCCGCACCACCTCGAGGTCCCCCGCAACTACCTGCGGCGGAAGGACCTCGGGCGGCTGGGCATCGAGGAGGTCGTCGACCTGAACCCCAGGACCTTCCCGCCCTCCTCTCTACGTCCGAAGCCCGGGTTCGGCTTCCGTCCCAACCAGGAGCACGCCTGGGCCGCGCTGGAGGACAGCGCGTTCAAGGGAGAGGACGGCGGGCTCCGGCTGGACACCGGGAAGGGGAAGACGGTCCTCGGGCTGCGGTACGCATGCGAAGTGGGTGGGCCCGTGCTCGTGGTATCCGCGCAGGAGGCTCACCTTCGTAACTGGGAGACTGAGCTCCGTGCGCGGTTCGACCTGGACGGCCCCGTGGGCTGGGTCATCGGCGACAAGATGGAGTACCAGCGGGAGGTCGTCTTCTCGACGATCCAGACGCTCGTGAAGCGGGCGGAGGCCGGGAAGCTGCCGCTCGACTTCCACGCGCGCTTCGCGCTGACCATCTACGACGAGGCCCACCACCAGGCGGCGGAGTGGTTCGCCCGCGGGTCGGACCTGACGATGGGCCAGCGGCTCTGGCTCACCGCGACGCTGAAGAGGCGGGACCGCTGCGAAGGCATCGTCCTCTACCACCTCGGACGCGTCCTCTACAACGACCCCTCCGAGGACTCGCTGGTCCCGACCATCCGCCTGCACGAGACCGGGGTCGTGGTCGCGGAGGATGACCCCGAGATCTGCGACGTGACCGGGCAGCCGAACGTCTCCAAGCTCCGCGGGCACCTGGGCCGGCTCGACGACCGCAACCAGAAGATCGTCGAGGTAGTGGGCAGAAGGTTGAAGGCCGGACACAAGGTGTACGTCCTCAGCCACTCCCGCGACCACGTCTTCACCCTGGTCGGGTTGCTGACGGATGCCGGCATCCGCGCGGGCGGCATCACCGGGGCCGAGAAGGACGCGCAGGAGCGGCTCCGCCAGCTCAACAACTACCCGGTGGTGGTGGCGACGCTCCACGTCGGCAAGGAGAACTACAACCGACCCGAGCTCAGCGCGCTGGTCATGTGCACCCCGCTCGCGGTGGATGCTTACGCCCCCACCGAGTGGGTTCAGTCCGTAGGGCGGATCCTCCGCCCGCTCAAGGGGAAGCTGCCCCCTGTCGTTGACCTGTTCGCGGACCTCGAGGTCCGCCAGAGCTTCGGGATGCTCCAGTCCGTCCTGAAGTGGTGTCGTTCATTTGGCTGGAAGATCGAGGGAGACACATGGACACGAAGGAAGGGCGTATCGCCCCGAGTGTGGAAGGCGTAGCCGGGCTCATCGGGGTCCGTTCCGACAAGTACTACTACGTCGGCAAGCAGGACACCGGCGTCGCCGCGGCGGCGAAGGCGATGGAGTTCGGCCCGAACTACATCGCGCTGAAGGACGCGTACGAGATCGTCGTGCAGCACCGGCCGCAGTCGGATGGGCGCATCGAGATGGCGCTCCTCCCGCTGCCCATCGGGCCGTTCACCGGGACCACGAAGATCGTCGTGCGCGTCGACGGGTTCCTGGACCTCAGCCAGTGCGAGAACCTGGTGGACATCAACCGCGCGATGACCGGGGACAGCGGCATCCTGCTGCCCGGCACGGGGCCCTTCCCTCGCCATCCGGGGCGCTGAGTGGAGACGTGCGGCAAGCACGCCCTCATCGAGCTCTCGGAGGAGTACGACGGGTGCGAGAAGTGCCCGCTGCTCGTGAAGTCGCGCACGCAGGTCGTGTTCGGCGGCGGGAGCAGCACGGCACCGATCGTCATCGTCGGGGAGGCTCCCGGCGCCGAGGAGGATGAGGAGGGCGCGGTCTTCATCGGCGACTGCGGGCAGCTGTTCATGGACGTGATCGCCAAGGCGTGGCCCCCCTGCCCGGAGATGGCGGAGATCTCCAAGATCGGCGAGGACAAGACGTACTTCCACAAGCTGCGGGACTACCTCGACGAGTACATCTTCTGGACCAACACGGCGCTGTGCCGTCCAGAGGACAACCGCACGCCCACCGCGACCGAGGTGAAGAACTGCCTCGACCGCCTGCACCGGTCCATCTACGCGGTGGACCCGGTGCTGATCATCGCGGCAGGGAAGGTTGCGGCGAGTGCCCTGGTCGGCAAGTCCGTGGCCATCACCGAGAAGCGCGGGCGCATCTTCGACATCGCGATCCCCAGTCCGGTGACTGGGAACCCCGTCCGCTACCCCATGCTCGCGATCCTGCACCCCTCGTACCTGCTGCGGCAGGGCGACCAGAAGCTGGTCAAGAAGAAGCAGGGCGTGACCTACCAGACCATCAAGGACCTCGAGTACGGGTTCGGGCTGGTCGACCAACTCTACCGCGACGCCTACGGTCGCCCCTTCCTGGAGAAGTGAACGCCATGAACCCCAACGACTTCGAGAACGACAAGGACACCGAGGCCGAGCGCGCCATCGCGGCGCTCGAGGCGCGCAAGAACACCATCGTCTCCATCGAGGGCGCCCTCCGCGAGCAGATGCCCAACGTCATGCGTGAGCTCGAAGAGGCGCGTGCGGAGATCCCGGGGCTGCAGGAGGCCGTCAAGGTCGCCTGTCGTCCCCTCGGCCCCGGGATGCACCTCGTCGGCGGACACGCCATCCAGGTGAAGAACGCCGCCACCACGACCGAGGTCGACGAGGCCGGCCTCGTCGAGCGCGCGGTCGAGTCCGGGGACATCGACGAGCTGGTCAAGCTCGGGGTGCTCAAGTACACCGTGGTGCCGCACCAGATCGCGCGCCTGCCGACGAAGCAGCGCGTGCGCTACGAGTCCTACCTCAAGCAGAAGACGGGCACCTCCTCGGTGCTGCTGCCGCCCGAGCTGAAGTAGGCGGCCGTGGTCGTCGGTACCTTGCACTACCGTTTCGATATTGGCGGCGAAGGAAGCCAGTATCGAGACGAACTCATCACCGAAGAGGACATCGACATGCCCCGTGATAAGCTCGCGGACCTGGTCGGCGACGGCCAGGCTCGCGTCACCTGCTCGTTCGAGCTGAGCGACAAGGACTTCGGGAGCGGCTTCGGCGCCCACGTCTCGGTCACGCTGACCTGCAACCAGGAGGAGAAGGACGTGGACCGCGCGGCTGACCTCGCCTCTTCGCTGGCGTGCAAGTACACGGCGGAGGCCGTCGACACCGCGCGTGCCGTGTACCAGTCCACGCTCGGCAGGAAGCAGGAGCCCGAGCAGCAGCGCGACCGCGGTGAAGATGATGCCCCGCGGCGCTGGAGGTAGACATGCCCACGGGGGTACGTGTCGAGATCCAGCCCACCTCTGTGGGGTACCCGGAGCCCGCGGGGACGCGCATTCGCTACAACGTCGTGGTCGTGAACGACACGACCCGCATGGTGGACGTGATCGCGCGCGACCAGGAGACCGTCGTCCCGCTCCCTGACTCTCTCCAGCAGAGGGTCGCCGAGGTGCTGGTAGAGGTCGGCGGGCACATGGGGAGGGTCGTGGGCCTGGCGGAGGCCCCGGAGGGACCCGTGGATGACGGCACCCCGCTCACGAAGGTCCCTGATGAAGAGGAGGAGCTCTGATGGCGAACGTGGAGCTCAACCTCCTCTCCAACATCATCCGCGACGGTGACCTGTCGTCGCTCCGCCGCTCCGGGTTCAACGCCGCGCTCCTGCAGACCGAGGAGGCCAGGGAGATGTTCCGCTGGCTCTCGGACGCGTACACGAACCCGGCAGCACCGGGCGTCGTGCCGAGTCTGGAGAAGGTCCGCCGGCACTTCCCGGAGTTCGACTACTGCCCGACGCGAGACCCCGTCGACGTGCTCGCGAAGGAGGTCATCGACAACAACGTGAAGGCGGGGATCCGCACGTTGGTCGAGGAGATGGACGAGCTCCTCGAGGACGGAGAGGACCCACAGGTCATCCTGGGTGCCTACCTCCCGCAGATGCGGGAGCTCAGCCTCCAGGGCGGCGAGAGCAAGCACATGATGATGTCGACGGCTGCGCGCGTGCTCCGCGAGGACTACGAGCGCATGCAGGAGGCCGGAGGTCTCACCGGCATCCCGTTCCCCTGGGCGCCCCTCAACAAGGCGACCGCGGGGATGCAGAACGAGGACTTCATCGTCATCTACGCACGTCCGAAGCAGATGAAGACGTGGGTCGCTCTGTCCATCGCGGTGTACGCGTACCTCTCGGGGTACCGGGTCCTCGTCTACTCGAAGGAGATGTCGGACAAGATCATGACCCGCCGAGCGGCGTCGATCGTGGCCCAGGTCGACTACGAGGAGGTGAAGAGCGGGACGCTCTCCCCGGAGGACAAGAAGCTGTTCTTCGACACCCTCGAGGCCCTCGAGGATTGGGAGAAGGCGGGGGCGCGCCACGGCGGCTCCAAGGCCGCGATGACGTTCCTCAGCGACCGCAAGCTGAGCAGCGGCACCAAGGGCGCGACGGTGGACATCCTCTCCGCCGAGGCCGAGCGCTTCGGGGCGGACCTCATCATCGTCGACGGGTTCTACCTGATGCGGGACGGGCGCACGAACCAGCGCAGCCGCGAGTGGAAGCAGGTGTCGAACATCTCGTCGGACCTGAAGGCGATGGCCCAGGCGCTGCAGGTGCCCGTCATCGGTACCACGCAGGCGAACCGTGGGGCGTCCAAGACCCTGGGCGACGACACGGACGAAGTGGGCTACGCCGACGCCATCGGGCAGGACACCGACCTGCTCATGCGCGTCTTCAAGGCCCGGAACCTCGCCACCGGGAAGCCCAAGATCATGTTCACCTTCCCCGGTACCCGCGACGCAGTCCTCAACCCCTTCGTCATCAACGCGTGGCCGGGGAAGGACTTCAGCCTGCTGCAGGGGAGCGTGGACGTGGCGGCGTTCCTGAAGGACAAGAAGGACAGCGACGAGGAGGAAGAGCGCGCAGAGGGTGGCGGCTCCTCGGCGGCCCCGTCAGGTGGCGGGGAGCGCTACAAGACCGAGCGGTCGGGACAGCGCAAGAAGGCCTCAGCGCGGATTCGGTGATCGCGTGAGAACCGCGGCCGGAGCCCGTCAAGGGCCTGTGATCTCGACGGTGACGTCGCTGGTCGAGGGGCTGAGAGAGGGCGCCGGAGGCAACTGGATCGGGTACTGCCCGATCCACGGGGAGAGTCCCGGGAAGTCCTCTCCCTCGTTCAGCTTCAACGCGGTCACCGGACAGTGGCACTGCTTCGCCGGGTGTGGCGGAGGCGGGTTCACGCAGCTGCTCAAGAAGCTGCACAAGTCCGACCAGTACATCGACCGCACGATGGAGCGCCTGCGGCCCCATCTGACGCCCGTCACCAAGCTGAAGAAGCCCAGTGTCGCCACGGGCGGCATGTTCCTGACCGAGTACCCCCTCCCCGAGAAGCTGCTCGGGCTCTTCGAGTACATGCCCCGCGAGTTGGAGAAGATGGGGTTCGAGGAGAGCGTTCTTCGGGACAACGACGTCGGTGTGGACGTCGAGCGGGACAGAACCACCTACGCGCTGCGCGACCTCCATGGCACCTTGGCGGGGATCATTGGAAAGCCGAACGGCGGCGGTGGTGGGAAGTACCGCGTCTACGAGTCGGAGCTCGTGGAGATGGGGTTCAAGGACTACCACATCAACAACCGACGCTTCTTCTGGCGGTGGGAGAAGGTCTACCCCTCCGTGTACCACAGCGAAGACCCCGGTCCGGTCTACGTCGCGGAGGGCTACAAGGCGTGTCTGTGGCTGGTGCAGCACGGCTACTACAACACCGTGGCGATCATGGGCACCAGCCTGAGCTTCACCCAGCAGATGTTCCTTGAGCGCCTGGGGACACGCATCATCCTGTGTCTCGACAACGACCACTGGGGGCGCGTAGGAACGTCAAAAGCTGGTTATAAGCTGCGCGGACTGGACGTAGCCGTGATGGACTACCCCTATCCGGAAATCAAGTTGCAACCCGACGACTTGAGTCAGAGTGAGATCGACAGGGCGCTCGGGACGCCCCTTACCCTCAGGGAATGGAGACGAAGGTACAATGAGCACTCCTCGTAAGGCTGTGAGCGGTCTCCGCCGCAGCGTGCTCGATGGGAAGTCTCGCAGCGCCGCGAAGCGCGGCGGCGGATGGAAGGGTTCGTGGCGGGATCGGTACGACATCCCGAAGGCGGAGGAGGAGGACATCCTCCTCACGCGCGGGGCGTACGAGAACCCGGACGACGTGAACGAGAAGACGGGGGAGCTGGGCCTCGCCCACTTCCACACCTGCCAGATGCACGGGCTGAAGCTCAAGCCGAAGGGCCCGGGCAGCTACCTCACCGCCCGGTGCAACATCGACGCGAAGCAGCAGGACTGCCTCGCGTGCAAGGCCCAGGCGGAGGGCGACCGGCGTGTCGGCCTGAAGCCGACCTTCTCCTTCAACATCATCCACTTCGGGCTCTACGAGCGTGTGCCGCTCGAGCGCGACGGGCGGGTGGTGAAGTACGAGGACGGCGAGAATCGCGGCAAGCCCATCATGGTGTGGGAGCGCGTCGAGCGTCCCAGCGACCACAAGCGCATCATGAAGGACCTGCCCGCCCTCATCAAGGACGGGTCGGTGTGCATCTTCCAGAAGCGGTACATCGAGGTCGGTGGTGGGCACCGTGACGACCTGGCCCAGATCGACGCGGAGGCCGCGAAGTACTGTCGCTGCGGCGGCGACCTGACCCCCATCCGCTTCTCCTGCGAGAAGTGCGAGGAGGTGCTGGCCGACGTCGAGGAAGACGACATGGGCAAGAAGGAGGTCGCTGCCTTCGCGGAGTCCCGCGGGAAGTGCAAGGACTGCGGGCACATCGGCGTGCCTGTCCCCGAGTGCACCTGCAGCGACTGCAAGCGCCCGAGCCCGCTGACGGCCTTCGACGTCGTGGCCACGGTCAAGAAGGAGGGCGAGGGGACCAACTCGCACATCGTCGTCAAGCGCATCACCCCGCTCGACCAGTACCGCATGCTCGACAACGAGTACGCCATCGAGTTCGAGAAGGAGGGGAAGGACTACTTCCCCAAGGTCGAGGACGACGCGTGGGTCTTCGTCGAGGACATGGGGCTCCGCAAGGCCGCCACCTCCCAGTGGAACTTCGAGGAGGTCCACGCGCCGAAGGACCACGGCTTCATCGCCGAGAAGCTCGGCATCCGCAACCCCTTCCCGGCCACCGAGGGGAAGGAGAAGTACAAGCGGTACGGCGGCGGCGGCGGGAAGAGCGACGAGGGCGACGACGACCGCGGTGGCCGTGGTGGTCGCGGCGGTCGCGACGAGGACACCCGCGGTGGGCGCGGGAGCTCCCGCGAGGACGACGAGCCGCGCCGGCGCCGGCGCGACGAAGACGACGAGCCGGACGACGACCGGCGCGGCTCGCGCAGCTCCCGCGACGAGGACGACGAGCCCCCGCGTCGCCGGCGTGAGCGCGCGTAGCGCGTAGAAGAACAGCGCGGCCCCGCCCCCAGAAGGGCGGGGCCGCGTTTGTTCATAAGGCAGAACCCAGGAGATACCTACACATGAGCTTCGCGATCGTTCGCACACCCGTGCCCGCCTACGTCCGCACCGTCGACGAGGCCCTCCAGTGGCGCTCCTTCTTCGAGACCGAGGCTCCGATCCAGGGGCTCGGCGTGGACACCGAGACCACCGGCCTCGACGTTGTCCGCGACCGGATCCGCTTCTTCTCCCTCGCCGTGCACGAGGCCCGTATCTGCGGTCCCGTCCGGCTCCTCCCCGTGTTCACCGACCTCCTGGAGGACGACAGCACCGAGAAGCGCCTGTCGAACGCGAAGTACGACCAGCACATGCTGGCGAACCACGGCATCCGGCTCCGCGGGCACATCGTGGACACCGTCGACATGGACTTCTGCATCGACGAGAACCGTCAGGGCAGCCACGGCCTCAAGGACTGCGCGCTCGACTACCTCGACCTCCGGATGACGCCCTTCAAGGAGGTCTTCGGCAGCGCGGGCAGCGTGAACGAGGAGGTCCGCACCCTGTGCGAGATCCACGACATCCTCGAGCTGTACGACCACGAGGGCAACGTCGAGATGGCGCAGCGGTGGGCGCGCGACGTGCTGCTGCGCCTGCAGCGCGTGGACGGCGACCCGAAGGTCGTGGAGGCTGTGAAGCGCCTCCACCTCTCGCTGCGCGCACAGAAGTGCACGCTGACGGCGCGCCAGGTCATCTCGATCGCGGAGGACCTGGGCGTGGTCGAGGTGCACTCGGGCGTGCACCGGCACACCAGCGAGTTCATGACCCTCGCGGGCTTCGGTGGCGGGGCCGAGTGGCCGACCCGCGAGCGGAAGGAGCTCCTCGCTTACGTGGAAGACGACAAGTACCTCCGCGAGGTGACCGAGGTGGTGCACGACCGGCTGCTCGCGCGCACGGGCATCTCGGGCAACCCGGTCGAGATGCTCCGGGAGAGCACCTGCGACTACTCCAGCCTCGACAGCTGGGCGTCGCACGCGCTGGTGCCGAAGCTGCGTGAGATCCTGGACGGCGACGACATGGCCATGGTCACCGAGGACGTGGTCGCGCGTAAGGCCGAGCCCATCTGGCTGAGCGAGCACTACGAGACCAAGCGGACGCGCTTCCAGCAGATCCTCTGGAACCTCGAGCGGCGCGGGTTCCCCATCGACGTCGACACGACGCGCTCCTACGCCGTCGACATGCAGAAGGAGCTCGACAAGCTCGAGCGCTCCGTCGTCGCCGAGACGGGGGACCTGCACTTCAACCCGAACAGCACGGACCAGCTGCGCTCGAAGCTGTTCGAGCAGGACCGGAACGGGAAGTGGTTCGACCCGTTCGGGGACGAGCCGAAGAAGATGACCAAGGGCGGGTCGTCCGGCGTGAAGATGCCCAGCACCGACAAGGAGGTGCTGGAGGAGTTCGCGGGCAAGGGGCACGAGCTCTCGCGCCTCATCCTGGAGCACCGGCAGTTCCGCAAGCTGCACGGCGACTACATGGTCGGGCTCCCGGAGTGGGTCGACCGGAACCGACGCATCCACACCTCGCTCAACGCCGGCGGCGCGCGCACCTGGCGTCTCGCGTCGAGCGACCCCAACCTGCAGAACATCCCGGCGAAGGGGAAGTGGGGGAAGCTCATCCGGCGGTTGTTCGTCGCCGGGCGCTGGGGAGACTGCGACCCGAGCATCTGCCTGCCGCACCTGCGCGACGTCGCCGTCCCCGACCTCGACCCCGACTTCCCGATGCGGCTGATCGTCGCCGACTACAAGCAGCTGGAGATGTGCATCCTCGCGCACTTCTCGGAAGACGAGGCGATGATCGGCGCCATCCGGGCCAAGCAGGACCTGCACTGCAAGACCGTCGAGCTCGCCTCCTTGCTCGGGGCGGCTGGGCTCCCGAAGGGCATCACGTACGACCAGGCGAAGGCGGCCAAGGGTGCGGCGGACGTCGAGGGGTACAAGCTCACGCCGTTCGAGGAGATGCTCGTCGACGCGCGCTCGGCGCTGAAGAGCACCGGGTTCGGCATCGTGTACGGCATCGGCGCGCTGAAGCTGGGCATGCAGCTGGGTCTGCCCATCGTGAAGAAGAAGGGCAAGAACGGCGTGCTGCGCGACGCGTGCCCGGAGGCCCAGGACCTGATCGACCGGTACCTCTGGGAGATCTTCCCGGGCGTGGGGCGGTTCATCGAGGAGACGCGCGAGCGGTGCCGTGAGGACCTGGTGGTCTACACGGTCCTCGGACACCCGCGCCGGCTGCCGGACATCATCTCGAACGACCGGATGAAGTCCTCGCAGGCGGAGCGCCAGGCGCCCAACAGCCGCATCCAGGGCTCCGCGGCGGACATCTGCAACGAGGCCATGGACCGGTGCGAGAGCGACGTCGAGCTGCGTCAGCTCGGGGCGCGCATGCTCATGCAGGTGCACGACGAGCTCATCTGGGAGGTCCCGGACATCCCGGAGGTCGTGGAGGCGGCGAAGATCCGCATCAAGAGCAAGATGGAGAACCCGTTCCCCATGCGGGTGCCCATCCTCGTGGACGTCAAGGATGCCCCGAACTGGGGCGAAGGAAAGGGCTAAATGGGCAGGCTGTGTGAGAACTGTGGTGACAAGCTGGGCGAGCACTCCTTCGAGAGCATCACGGAGTGCGTGCTCGCCCTGGAGGCGAAGAAGCAGGCGAAGCTGCGCGCAGCGGAGTTCCGTCCGCTGTCGGAAGACGAAGACGGGATGACGAGCGTCGACTTCCGCCGCGGCATGCGCGACGTGCGGCTGTGCTTCACGGTGCTGCACAAGGACGAGACCCAGAACGAGGAGGTTGTGGTCGCGCTCCCCTCCGAGAGCTGTCACATCCAGCAGGAGCAGGAGGTCACCTGGGTCGGTGACTCCCTGCAGCTGACCGGCAAGCGGCGCGCCCGTGTGCTCCTCTGGATCGGGATGGAGAGCTACGACGACTTCAAGCAGCCGGAGCTGCCGAAGGAGGTCATCGGCGTGCACGCGTCCGAGGTCGGAGCGCGCATCGGGCCTCCGGTCGGGGCCCCGGCGCTCGACGACAACACGGGCTTCCTCGTGGCGCCGGTGCGCTACAGCGCCCACGGGCGGGAGACGATCGACCGCATCCGCGACGTGGCGGACACGTTCTTCACGGAGGCGCTCGAGGCTGGTTGCGCGGTGTCCGACGCCGCGTTCGCCACGTACTGCGGGTGCACCTCGCTCAAGTACCGGGACCGCGCCGGGCTGAAGGGCGCGGCGGACGAGGACCTGAAGAAGGCCGACTGGTACGAGAGCATGCGCCAGCACGTCATGGGCAAGGGCCCGGACCCGCGGGCGTACCGGGCGGAGTTCGCCCCCTACACGCGCCCCTCCGCGGAGGGGCAGACCTCCCTCCCGTTCGCCAAGAAGGAGTCCGAATGACCCCCGATCTGTACGTCCAGAACGCCATCCGCACGGAGAAGCGCCCCTTCTTCGAGCTCCCCGTCGACATCCACGTGCACGGGCAGATCCTCCTCACCAAGCCCACGATGCCGGGCATCATCGGCGACATGAAGGTGCGACTGCTCCACAGCGGACTGGGCATGTCGACGGAGATCGCCGAGCTCCAGCAGGCGATCGACGCCGGAGACCGCGTGAACGTCCTGGAGGAGCTCGGCGACATCCTCTGGTACTGGGCCATCGCGCTCGACGCACTCCAGTTCCGTGACTTCTCCGACGAGGACGAGGAGCGCCTGCTGTTCTCTCCGGAGGAGGCCGAGCGGCGCCTCACCTCCCGGATCTGCGCCTGGGCGGACCTCGTGCGGCGTGACGCCATCCACGCGAAGCCGATGCGCCCGGAGATGGCGCTGGCGACGCTCCGCGAGGTCTGGCGCGGGGTGGGCGACGTGTGTCGCGCGTTCCGGATCGAGCGCGAGGCCGTGATGGAGCGGAACATCGCGAAGCTGCGCGAGCGGTTCCCGGCGCAGTACGACGGGGTACGCTTCGAGGAGCGGAACCTGGCGGCCGAGCGCGCGGTGCTGGAGCGCCAGCCCACCTGATGCTCACGCACGCGAAGCTGCGCGACGGCATCGCCGCGCGTACCGGGTACAAGAAGGACGTCGTCGCGCACGTTCTCGACGTGCTCGGTGAGATGGTCGAGGAGGAGATCCTGCAGCAGGGCGAGGTCGTGCTGCAGGGTCTCTTCCGCGTCGTGCCCGTCTCCAGGGCGTACAGGGCGAAGCCGTGGAACCAGGGGACGGAGACTGAGGCGGGCCTCCAGGGACAGCGCATGGTGCGCAGGATCATCCTGACGATTCGGCCGATGCGATCTCTTCGCAGGAAGCTCACCAACCTCCTCCCGCCGGGTTAGTGTGAGCACACGAACCGGGAGGTCGTGATGGACAAGTTCGCCGTCGTCCTCGAGGACGAGCACAACAAGGTCGCCAGCATGAAGGGCACCCCGTGCCCGCAGTGCGGCTCCCCCAACGTCAACTACCGCGGGCTCACCCCGCTCTGCCCCTCCTGCGGTTCCGAGCCGTGGGAGCCCAAGGAGAAGCCGAATGGCGCGACGAAAAGCCGGCGCTGATGGGGACGCTCCCGTCGTCGCTCAGCCGCAGACCTCCGCGAAGCAGGACCGTCTGCGCACCCTCGTCACCACGCTGAAGGGGCGGTACCCCGGCAAGGTGCTGCAGGGCCACGAGTACACGATGCCCTGGGCGATGCGGCGGCTGTCCTTCGGCATCCCCGACCTGGACATCGCCACGAAGGGCGGTGCGCCGGCTGGCGGCATGACCATGCTCGTCGGCAAGCCGGGTGAGGGGAAGAACTTCCTCATGAACCGGCTCATCCGCGGGCAGCAGCGCATCTACAAGGACGAGTGCGCCATCGCAGTCATCGGGACCGAGCTGGCCTACGACAAGACCCAGGGGCACGCGTGCGGCGTGAAGGTCGCCATGTCGCCGCAGGAGATCGAGCAGGAGAACCGGAACCGGATCGCGCTGCGCAAGCCCGAGCTCACGGCCGAGGAGCGCGCGTCGATGGCCGACCACCTGGGGACGTTCCTGGTCGTGCCGCCGAGCACCGCCGAGGAGTCGTTCGACATCGCGGTCGACCTCGTCGCCAGCGGCGACTTCAACATCGTCGCGCTCGACTCCTTCGGCTCCATCCTCCCCGAGGCGGAGGACGACCAGGGCTTCGACAAGGACAGCCGGGTGGGCGGGCCCGCGGGCCTCAACACGAAGCTGATGCGGAAGCTCACCAGCGCCTTCGGGACGGACCCGCGCGGCAACCCGAACCTCACCTGCTTCATCGGCATCAACCAGGTGCGCGACAAGATGAAGGCCCAGGCCTTCGAGAAGCAGACCCACGAGACGGGCGGCTGGTCGCTGAAGCACGGGCGCTTCCTGACCGTCGAGCTCCAGCGGATGGGCTGGGTGACGAAGGGCAGCGACGACGAGAAGGAGCGCATCGGCAAGATCGAGAAGTGGGAGATCACGAAGCAGAAGGCGGGTGGCTACGAAGGCCACACCGGGCAGTACAACTACATGTACGAGGACTGCGACGTCGACATGGGCGAGCTCCTGCTCCGCCTCGGACTCGACTACGACCTCATCGACAAGAACGGGAACTCCTACTCCTACAGCGGGCTCATCCTCGGCGTGGGCAAGGACAAGGCGGCGAACTCCATCACGAAGTGCGCCCTCGTGGAGGAGCTGACCGAGGAGATCCTGCGCGCCGCTGGGGTGGCGCTGGTTCCCTGATGCGCGTGCCTGCGTGTCCGCGGTGCACGCTGCGGATCGGGGTGGTTGAGGCGGTCGCGGGACGCGGCTTCTTCTGCAAGGACTGCGACTTCCAGTTCGGTGACCCGCACGAGAAGAAGCCGACCTTCCGGAAGAAGGACACGACCCGCGGCCGTTCCTCGCGTCAGGAGCGGTTCAATGCCCGCAACGTCGGCGGGCGCCTGACCGCCAACTCCGGTGCCGGGCAGGACAAGGGCGACGTGAAGGTCCGCGGGCTCCTCCGGGAAGAGGACAAGACCACGGAGAAGGCGTCATATGTACTGAGGCTGGCCGACTTACAGAAGATCGCGGCCGCAGCGCAGGGTGACGAAATCCCGATCATGCGGATCTCGTTCGAGGACCGCCTCGACCAGCAGTACGTCGTCATGCCCAGCGACTGGTTCCAGCAACTGTTCAACCTCCATCGAGAGAACTCATGATCCATAGCATCGACGACCTGAAGGGCATCTCCGACCGGGAGCTCAAGGCGGCTCTGGAGACCCTCAACCTCAAGGGCCGTGTGATGGCCGGGCTGCAGCGCAAGTCGAAGGAGGTCGGCCTGACGCGCGCGCAGTACCTCGCGGAGATGGCCGCCATCGACGCCGAGGACACGGACTGCCGGCACTGCGGAGGCACGGGCAAGTTCAAGCGCAAGGCGCCGCGCACGATCGGGGTCATCCACCCCTCGTCCGCGGACTCGTGCGTGCTCCGCCTGTACTACGACGTGACCGGGGAGTACGCGCCGCAGGCGACCTTCAAGCCGCCGCTCATGTTCACCTTCAAGATCGGCCACGCGATGCACGACCTCGTGCAGGAGATCCTGTCCGAGGACCTGGGTGCCGCTTTCGAGCCCGAGAAGCGCATCAAGATCGGCGAGCTCGTGGCCGGGAACACCGACGGGCTGGTCACCCTGCCGACGATCCGAGCGGTCCTCGAGATCAAGAGCATGGGGTCCGAGTACCAGGGCCTGAAGGAGCCCAAGGGCGACCACCGCATCCAGGCAGGCGGCCTGTACGCGACGGCGCTCGACGCGCCCGCCACGGTGTACCTGTACATCTCGAAGGACTGGCCGCACGACATCAAGGAGTTCGTCGAGGTCTACGACCCCAGCATCTTCCGCCGGTGGGCGCGCACGAAGGGTGAGCGGGTGCAGGAGGCTCTCGACAAGAACGACCCTCCCGTCGCCGACGCATCGCCGGCGGAGTGCGCGGAGTGCCCCTACCGCCAGGACTGCCCCCAGCGCCTCGACAAGAAGAACGGGAAGGCGTTCACGGTGAAGAAATGAGCCGCCAGGGACCAGACGACATGATGTCCATGCCCCTCGAGGAGGGACTGGACCGCTACGACATGGCGGAGGAGCGCGCGCTGCGGAAGTTCAGTGCGACCGGGCTCGAGCTGCGCATGGAACCGCCTCGGTACTCCAACGGCAGGACCTACGACGGGAGGCTCCCCATCAACCTGCCGACGCTCGGCCCGACGGAGATCGGCGAGTACTACGCACTGCAGGTGGCCTACACCGACTACGTCGCCGGGCAGGTCGTGCTCGCTCGTGCGGAGATGCTGTCGGCGAAGGAGAAGCTCGACCTCGTGCTCGCCGCGGTGAGGAAGTCGAAGCTCGGCACCGCGCAGGACAAGGCAGACCTCGCGGCGCTCGACGCCCGGTACGTCGAGGCCAACGCCAACTACATCGAGGCCAAGACCTACTACGAGCTCCTCTCCACCATCGCCGAAGCGGCCTCGCGGGACGTCAAGTACATCTCGCGGAGCATCGAGATGAAGCGCATGGAGATGGAGATGGGCTTCCGCGGCGGGAGCATCGGGAGGATCCCGAAGGACGAAGACCGCCCCGGAGACACCCGGTTTCGGCGACGGGACCGGGGGTAGCGCATGGCGCGCCGCGTGCTCCGCATCTCCTACGAGGAACTCCCCCCGTCGGACAACCACATCCGGGACATCGGGTGGCGCTTCTTCGGCGGAAAGAAGCGCGCGGTGATCATCTACACGAAGGAGGCCGAGAACTACAAGAAGGGCGTCATCCGCCACATCAACGACGAGCACTTCTTCGAGGTGCAGTCGTTCGTGAAGGGCCACAAGCCGTGGTCGACGTACCTCCTCTCGTTCATCTTCGTGTTCCCGGCGGAGGACATCCTGACAGTCGGCTGGCTGAAAGGTCAGGCGAAAAGCCCGTATAAGCGGGTCGACACCACGAATAGGCGTAAGCTGCTCGAGGACGCCCTGTCAGAGGCGATCGGGATCGACGACTCCCTCTTCTGGGAAGGATCCGGCGTGAAGCTGGTCGGCGGGGACAACGACCCACCAGGTGTTCACATGATCCTCGAAGAGGTAGATCCAGAGCGTTACGGAATCCCACCCCATTACCTGCGAGGTTCAGGTGGCTGACATCATCACCACGCTGAAGCAGATGAACCGCAGCGAGCTCGTGCAGGTCGCACGCGCGGCTGGGCTGGGGAATGTCTCGCGCGACAACACCCGTGCGGACCTCGTCCGGCTCATCAGCGAGGACGAAGCCCTGCCCGCGGACCACCTGCAGGATCGCCGGCGCGCGATCCAGGCCCACATCGCGAAGAACAAGAACCGTCTCCTCAGCCAGCTTCCTGGCTGTGACGGGAAGTGCACTACCTTCGGATGTCCCGACGCCATCGTCATCCGGTGCTGGGGCGACGGACGCACCACCGGATTCAGTCGTGACATGCTTTAGGGGAGCCAGCTGCTTAGGCTGCTCCCGCCTGCCCAAGTGCACTCGGGTGACCGCCCAGATGCTCGTGGACAGGGCACGGTGCGAACTATACGAATCTGCGCAGCCCGGTGAAGAGGCTGCACGCACGCGAGTACTCGAGGAGATGGGCGCGTACTCGCTTCTCCCCAAACCGAACCCTCCTTCGACCCCCCGAGAAAAGGAACTGACCACCATGGCATCTCCCAAGAAGCCGACCCTCCGTGAGCTCGCCGTCGCCGCCGGCCTCGCCAAGCCCAACGACCTCAAGCTCTTCCAGATGGACATCGACGCGCTGATCGACCTCCTCAAGCCGGAGTTCCCCGGCATCGACGAGCTCGACGAGGACGGCGTGCTCGACCTCACCACCAAGCTGAAGAAGGGCGGCGGCAAGGGCGGCAGCAAGGACGAGGACGACGCGCCCCGCGGTCGCGGGCGCGGCGCCAAGGACGAGGAGAAGGACGAGCCGCGCGGTCGCGGTCGCGCCTCCAAGGACGAGGACGAGGCCCCGCGCGGCCGCGGTCGCGCGGCCGAGAAGGAGGAAGAGGCGCCCCGCGGGCGCGGCCGCTCCGCCGAGAAGGAGGAGAAGGACGACGCGCCCCGCGGCCGGGGCCGCGGCAAGGAGTCCGAGAAGGAGGAGAAGGACGAGCCGCGTGGCCGCGGCCGCTCCGCCGAGAAGGACGACGACGCGCCCCGCGGGCGCGGCCGGGGCGCCAAGGACGAGCCCAAGGACGAGCCCAAGGACGACGCGCCCCGCGGGCGCGGCCGGGGCCGCAGCGAGGAGAAGGAGGAGGAGAAGGACGAGCCGCGCGGCCGCGGGCGGGGGCGCTCCGAGGAGAAGGAGGAGCCCAAGTCCGAGTCCAAGGGCAACGCGGACACCGTGAAGCTCCTCGAGGCGGTCCTCGCGGGCCAGGCGGAGACCGGCAAGCGCCTCGAGGCGATCGAGAAGAGCATCGCCGAGCTCGACGCGAAGGTCGACGCCGCGGACGTGAACACCACCAAGACGCTGAAGGCCATGAAGGTCCAGCTCGCCGAGGCGCACGTCGGCGTCGAGTCGCTCTACCTCGACGACGTCAGCAAGAAGGACAAGAGCCTGGCCGACTGCCTCGCGCGTGTCTCGGACTGATCCTCGAGGAGGGCCCCAAGGCGGGGCAGTCCATCGTCGTTGATGTGGAGTTCCTCCGGGGCCTGTCTCCGGAGGAACTCCACAAGTGGACCGAGACGAACCTCGGTGTGTACTTGGACATCAACGCGCCGGACGCCGCCCTCCTCGGGCAACTCGTGCGCCTCGGAGTGCCTCTCTGAGGCTGGGCCGGTCCCGCTCACGGTGCAGGGACCGGCCCAGCCTCCACTCCAGAACCCGCCCGCGGGGTTCTTCTTAGCTCTCGCAAGGGCAGGCTCATTCTGGGCATAAGTAAGGTGCTACCAGGAGCTTCTCATGCGTCTCTTCCTCGCCATCTCGCTCATCTCCCTCTCCTCGTGCGCCGCTGCTCAGGCCGACGACCCGACCGCCGCGTGCGCCGACATCGCCATCACCGAGATGCCGCCGATCCAGCTCGCCGCGGAGCCGGTCGTGCAGGTGACCATGCCCAAGCGCGTCATCGAGGTCGCCAACACGCGGGTCATGGTCGAGGGCGTCGTGTGGGTGGACACCTGCTACGTCGTCGACCCGTACAGCCAGTACGTCGACTACTCGGGCTGCTGTCCCGCTGGGTGGCACGCCCTCGCCCTGTCCGTGGGCGAGGAAGGGCTCCTGTGCGAAGAGGACTGAGACCATCCCCGGCGGCGCGTGAGCGCCGCCGGGGAGTTCCTCTTAGCCCCTACCAGCCGCCGTGCGCGATCCTGTCCGTCGTCCACCCGAGCCGGAACCCGCGGAACTTCACGAACGGCACCACGCTCAGGAAGTAGGGGGCCCCGAGCGTGGTGCCCACGGGGTCGGAGTCCGGCGGGTACATGTAGGCCACGCCCTCCGCGTACCGATTGGCGCCGCCGAGGTTCACGGTGTAGGGGATGTGCCCGTCGGCGTCGAGGTAGTCGTACGCGTAGTAGGCGGTGCCGCTGTTGTCGATGCGGCGGCAGCCCCCGAAGAACTCGATGGTCGCGAAGTAGCCGAAGTGGCGCCGATCAACCGTGAGCTTGCTCTGCTCGACCGCCCCGGCGGCAGAGAGCTCGGCCACCAGGTTGTACGCCCCCCGGTAGAAGTACTCGTCGCCGGTCTCGAACACGTCGTCGGTGGGGTCCGGCTCCGTGGCGCCGCTGAGGTCCACCGTCTTGGACAGGATCAGCTCCGAGTAGCCGGTCTCCGGGCCGTTCTGCCCCGCGCCGTTCGAGTGGACGACCTCCATGTCCTCGCCGAAGTCGAGGGCATGGAAGCGCCAGATGCGCACGATGAACCCCTCGCGGGCATCCCACGTCGCCTTCGCGCCGAGGGCGTCCGGGGTGAACACCGTGTCGTCGTACTCCTCGTCGCTGTGCCAGACCTGGAAGTTGGTGTCGTACGCGGGAGGGGAGACCGCGATCTCCTTGTGCGAGGTGCACGCGCGCAGGCTGACGGCGAAGTGGGCGGAGGTGAGCTTCGCTCCGTGCGGCGGGTCGAGCGGGATGAGGAAGCCCGTGCGTCCAGGACGCACCCAGGTCTCCGGATTCCCGGCAGTGACCCGGTAGAACAGGGGGTCGAAGTACGGGTGGTAGAAGACGATGGTCGCAGCGTGGGGCCCCTTCTTGAAGAAGAGGTCCTGCTGGAACGTGGGGCGGATGTGCTTGCTGTTGGTCGCGTCCCAGAGGAGCCCGACGCCGCGCTGCTCCTGCGTGTCCATGTTCGCTTCGGCACTCGGCCACGCCACGCTGTCCGACACGTGGTTGCCCATCACCTTGGCGAAGTCCTCCCCGTTGAGGAGCTCCACCTCGAGCGGCGTCACGGTCTGGAACCCACGCACGGGCGTGACCGCACGCAGGTCCTGCACGCGCGCAGCACCGAGAACGTCGAGGTGGCCGTAGATGCGCGCGGGGCGCGAGACCTGGTTCAGCATCATCCGCAGGATGCGGATCTCCTCGCCGGCGGCAGGCACGGTCATGGACCTGGAAGCGAGGTCCATTTCCACCACGAGGTGGACGCCCACCGTGTCGTGCTGCAGGAGCAGGTCGGCCCCTCCCGCGAAGATGTCTGCCTCGCTGAACGTGTAGAGCACGTCGGTAGGGTAGTCGCCTCCCGGGGTCACCGTGATGGTCCCGGAGCTCGCGAGCTCGGTTCCGTTGTCGGCGACCAGCAGGAGGGTGATGTCCTTCGACCCGACCCCTCCGAGGTAGAGCGTGAGGTGGGCCTGCAGCGCGAAGAGCTTCGCGGAGACGCCGACCCCTCCACGCATCCAGATGCGCAGCGTGTCGTCGGCGGAGGCCGCGAGGTTCAGGTAGTGGCCGCTGAGGCTGAGGCAGCCGCCGAAGGCGGTGTCGAAGGACAGCACCGCGCCGTTGGTGGAGTTCTTGACCACGTGCTCGAGCGCGAAGTCGTCGACGAGCAGGGAGCCGGGGGTGTCCTCGTTGAGAGTGCCGCTGCGTGAAGCGAGGTTGGCGCCGGACTTCGTGGTCGTGTCGGACGTGATGACGCCAACGTCGGGGATCGGGCCGCGCGGCTCGAGCGCGTCCGCCTGCCACCCGTCGGTGTAGGCGAGGAAGCTGACCTCGACCCCAGGCATGTCCGCTACCGCGAGCGGGGCGCCCACGCCGGCGCCGTACGCGTTCGGGTAGAACGGCGTGTGCGAGAGCGCGCCCTCCGTGGTCACCACGAGCGTCCCGTAGTCCGCGTACGCCCCGCGGTAGACCTGGTCCTCCACGAGGGGGCCACCGGTGAGCGCCGGCGCCAGCCACGGACTCCCGACGTCGAGCGCCGTGCCGATCTGGGACCAGCCGCCGATGTCCACGAACGCCTCGAACCACCGCTGCCCGCGGATCCTGAAGTCCACCGTGGCCACGTCGCCGACGCCCACGGTGGTGCCGCTCTTGTGGAGCGCGAAGTACACGCCGCCCTCTACGGGAGCGACGACGCCCACGATCGCGAACTCGTCATCCTCGAGACCGTGTCCGACCTCCTCGACGACGACCCGACATCCGACGTACCTGTTGTACGGCTGCGCGATGTCGATGGCGGCCGCATCGACCACGTGGAGCACGCCCGAGTGGTCGAAGTTGAAGAGCGCGTAGTCGGGCTCCATGAGGTCCGCGGCAGGCAGCGCGTCGTTCGAGCCCGCGGGGAGCACCTGGCCGGGGTTGCCGAGTCGGGTGGCCGACTCCCAGCCCAGGTAGCTGCCAGTGCCCTGGTACGGGGTCGCGGAGAAGTCGTAGGTGCCGACCATCGGGTAGAGCCAGTGCCCTGCGCCGAGGGTGTCCTCCACGAAGATGCCGCCCTCTGCCCACCCACCGGCGGTCTGTCCGTGGTCGACACGCCGGTAGACCCAGATCGAGCCCGCAGCCTCGATGGCGGAGCCACGCCCGGTCGGTGCGATCACGTTGTCCGTGGTGGGGGCCCCACGCGCACGCCCCACCGCCAGCGCCGCGCTGGGCGTGAGGCGGGAGTAGCTGGACGACTCGTCACCGGCCTCGGCCTCCTCCTGCTTCAGGAGGACGAGGGCAGGGTCATCGCCGGTCTGCCCGATGTACCCGCCGAAGGAGGCGTTGGAGTGGAAGAGCGCCCCGGAGGGGCCAGGGTTCGAGAGCGAGAAGTCGTGCCGGCTGGTGTGTGCGCGGATGCGGAAGCCGAAGGACGACCTACGTGCGGTACTGCCGCTGTCCGCGCCGATCACCTTGAGGTCGACGCCGTCAGCGGGCGCGTGGAGGATGGCCGTGATGAGAGGGCCGTCGCCGGCGTCGCCGTTGTCGAACGCCTTGAACTCGGGGTCGTTGACGTAGGCGAAGATCCCGCCTCCAACCCCGCGCCAGCCCATGCGCAGCGCGTAGTCCCCGGAGTGCCCGGTCTCTTCCGCATCCGCGAACAGGCTCATCGCCGCGCCGATCGTACCCAGGGCGCCGGGACCGCCGTAGATGGGCACGGACATGCCCACCTTCGCGTTGTAGAAGCAGACCTGCGCCTCCGTCTCCGCGGTGAACACGACCGGACTGCCGTCCAGGCGCTGGACCGTGATGGAGTTGGAGGTGACGCTGGCGTCGCGGACGTCCTTCACGCGGTACAGGCCGGCGTTCTTGCCGTTCAGGATGCGCACGAAGGTGAGGGAGGACTGCGCCACCCCCGTCTTGGTCTCGTAGGTCTCGCCGAAGATGTTCGACGTGTCCTCGGGTGCGAAGGTGAGCGGGAGGACGTCGTCGGCGGAGATGGGGGTCGCCGTCGTGACCGTGATGTTGGTGCCGTCCCTGGTGAGCCGGATCCGCTCCAGGTGCAGGAAGGAGAAGAACCCAGGCACCGGCGGGTCGGTGGTGCCCTCGTCCCGCTGCTCCCGCGAGTAGACGTAGCCACCTTCGGCCGGCGCGCTGTCGGTGTCCCCGAAGTACTCCGGGGACACGAGGTGCATCATGCCGTGCAGGTCGATGGCGTCCCCGCTGACCATCTTCCAGGACGTGACGGCGAGGGTCGTGCCAGCGGTCTGCTGGTACCCGGTGCGGAAGATCGGCGGCGCCAGCTCGACGGTGGCGTTGTCGATCAGGCGCACGATCGTCCACGGCTCGTCTGCGAGGAACGAGGCGCTGGTGAGGAGGAGCGTGCACCCGACGTCGTCGACGTCGAAGCGGTCCGTCGAGGCCGCGGTGAGGCGCAGGGTGTGTGCGTCCAGCACGGCCGCACCGGTGCTGCTGCGAGAGGTCGCGCCCGCGGACGTCGCGGCCGTGGCCTGGCGGTCCAGGCGGAACGGTCGGTGCGTGATGGCCCCGAAGAAGCCACTGCCGTTCTGCCCGGACATGCCCTGGTAGAGCCCGGCGAGGGTCAGGCCCCTCCACAGGTTGAGCAGCGCCCACGCGTCGACGTTGTTGTTCGTGCGGGTGCTGCCGTCCGCGAGGTCAGCGAGCGCGAGGTCCCCAAGGGCCCGCTCGACGGGGATCGTGAGGACGAACGAGCCGCCCTCGGGGACGCGCGGCATGGGCGGGTAGAACGACACCCAGAGGGAGCGCTCCCACTCCCCGCCGGAGCTGATCACGACAGCGCCGAAGGCGCCGGCGGTGGGGTTGAGCTCGCGCGCCGTCTCGGTCTCGTCCACCGGGCGGAGCACCAGCTCCTCTTCCGAGACGACGGTCTCCACCAGGTACTTCCCGTCGTGGTTGAACGGGGAGTTGACGCCGGCGCCGGCGATCGTCGCCACATCCCCCGCGGACACCCCGTTCGTCACGAAGGTCGCGCCCGCGCAGACGATGGTCGTGCGCTGCCGGATCTCCGTGATGGTGACGCTGGCGTGCTTGGCGCGGTCCACGCCGAGGGCGTTCCCGCCGTCCGCCGCGATGCCGATGGTGTTCGCCACGGGGGAGCTGGGGGCACTGCTCTCATCCGCGAAGGTCGGGAGCACCGACGTGCGCGCGCCGCGGGTGACCGTCCCCACGCGCACAGCGCGATCGCCTGCGAGGATCTCCCGCATCTCGGCGTCGGTGACGGTGAAGAGCTCGTTGATCTCCCGGAGCGTGCTGTCCCGGGAGAGGCCGAGCGACCCGCCGACGCACAGGCGCTCGCTCGAGAGGGCCGGGTCGAACACGGAGAGGTCCGAGAGGTCGACCTGCTCGATGCTGCCGTCGGCGCCGGTGGTGATGTACGCGGCGTGTGCCGCCAGCTTCACCTCGATGTGCGTGGGGCGCGCGACGGAGCGGCGCAACCAGGTGTAGAGCAGGTCCGCGTTCAGGCCGAGCAGGTGGAGTGCGCGGTTGTACGCGGTCCCGACGCGGTCCTCTCCCGTCGCGATGAACTTCGTGCCCACCGGGTTGGCCTGCTGCCGGGGGCGCGCAGGAGCGTCGAGCAGGTCGCCAGCCTCCACCGTCGCGCCGGGGTGCGGGTACACGTCGAAGCCGAACACGGCCGACGCGTCGGCGAACCCGGACACGGGAGGCATGATGCGGATGTAGGAGCCCTCCCCACTGCCGAGGCTCTTGAGGACGAGGCAGCCCTCGAACTCCTCGGCGGTCGCGTAGCCGACCAGCGCCGTGTTGATGTCCGAC